GCCTGATCTTCTAGCTTGCCCTCGGCCTTGAGTTTGTAGTAGACGCCCTCTGGAATGCTGGCGACGTGATGCCACTCGCCTTTCCAGTTTGCGCGCTCGTCTACCTTGTTGAAATCCGCTTTGTTTGCTTCAACGACTGCTGTGACATCCTGCTGAGTCTGAATCGTTGCCTGGCCGGTTTCATCGTTGAAATGCCAAAAGCGGGTGATACCCGCTTCCTTGTTCTCGTCAAATACTTGATTGTTCATGCGTTAAAAAAGGGACCAGGTTTCCCTGATCCCTTCAAGTTGATTACGAAGTAATCAGGTCAGCAGCCAAACCGTGGGCGTTCTCGGCCAGCACCTTGTGACCCCACTCCACCAGCAACATACGCTTCTCAGCGTCGCCGGTCTTAGCGAGTTCAATTTGCTGGTAAGGACGCAGAACAGTCATCTTTGCGTACTCAGGATCGAGCACCCAAGCGTCACGCTCACGCTGGAAACGGTTGGCGATAACAGCCACAGTTCCAAAATCGCTAACGTAAAGATCAACTGCGCCGATCAAGGTTGCAGGCTTCTCACCGCCATTGATGTTGAAACGGCTGGAGGCGATACCAGAGAAACCGCTGACGCGCTGCTTGTTAACAGGACCAGTCATCAGAATCTTTGGAGCGCCGCCAGCAGACCACACTTGCTGAATCACATTCTTAAGAATGGTCTCAGTGAAAGTGCGAACGGTTCCATCAGTACGGGCGCTGCTAGGCAGGGTTGTGTACGATGGGTTAGTGCCGTCGCTTGCCTTGTCCACATTGGTCTTCAAAAAAGCGCCCAGGGATGCCGTACCGCGTGCAACACTGGTGCTACCAGCAGCAGCCACAGCGTTGTTCAGCATGGTGAACTCTTGGTCGCGTTTCAGTTCGGCGCTACGCTTGGCGATCTGGTAAGCCAGTTCGCTGCGACGGCCAGCCTTGTTGACCACCTCTTCAGTCGCGGACAAGATAATGGTCTTGCGCGAAATCTGAGCATAGTTTTGCAGGCGAACAGTTGCGGTAACAGCGTCAAAAGAGGCAACATCGTCGCCCTCGATCTGCTTGTTAGCTGCGGCTGCTGCCAGCGTGTCGGTCTGATACTCAAACAGCGAATTGCTGATTGACTCGCGGCCGATGTTGCTCATGTAAGGAGTTTCTTCGGGAGCGATATTGGTGATGATGTTGGACAGGTCTTCACGAATACCTTTGGCATCAAAGGTCGTGAAAGTGTTAGTTACGATACTCATGGTGTTCTCACTTCAATAAAAGTTCAATTGCGGAGACCGCGTCTTGGACGCGGCCAGTTTTTGCAAGACGTTGTTTTGCACGCGTTGACTCGCTTGTTGTAGAGACTCGACCCGCTGCACCTGGCTTGGCTGGTCTTGGGCCATTGTTGACTACCGGCTTGATGTTGCCCCGCTTGGACATCATCTGCTCGTACAGTGCTGCCTTACGCAGCACGTTCACGACGCGGTGATCAAAAATGTTCTTCAGTTCATCAGGCTGGAATCCGGCTTTTTGCCCAAATTCAATGAGTAGCGCCTTCTCTGCCTTAGCCTTTGCTGGGTCTTTCCACTCGGGTAGGACTTCCATCAATTTGTCTTGCTCTTGAGCAAGAAACGCCTGCATAGACTGCGCTTGTTCCTGGCGGGAGATTTCTGCAAGTCGCTGCTGTTCGCTCTGAATAGCCGCGTACTTGGTCTGGTTCTCTCGCACCAACTCCTTCTGCCTCACCCACTCAATGGGGTCCTCTTGGTAGAGGCGGTCCCAATCAATCTGAGGCTCTGCCGCCTGCTGAACTTGCTGCTCCAACTGTCCCAATAACTGCGCGTATTGCGCACGCTCGGCGCGGATGGCCTGGCTCTCCTGCTCGACTTGCTTTCGCACCTCGGCAATCTGCTGGGTCTTCCGCGTGTAGTCTTGAGTGCGTGAGTAACCTTGCTGGAGTTCGTCAAGCGTTACAGAAACTTCCTTACCGTCTACTTTGACGGTGAAAGTCTGCGGCTCTTCGCTCTCCTCCGATTCCTCATCTTCCTCTGACTGTTCGGTAGGCGTTTCATCATCCGATGCGTCTGCATCACCGGACAATTCTTCATCTACCGCCGCCTCAGTTTCCTGAGATAACGCCTCGTCGGGTAACTTTTCTCCGTCTTCCGGAAGTATCGCCGTGAGTGCCTGGACTGCTGCGTCCATGTTGAGTGATTCTGTCATTTATTAACCCGTTCCAGCGCACGCTGCGCCACTTTTGCGTTGTCGATGGTCTTTGTCAGTTCACCTTTGAGGTTATCTATTGCCCTCAACATGGACCAGGCCATCTCGCGTTTCGCGGATTCTTCGGGTTTGCTGCTCTTGAAAATCCAGAGTTGTTCGTTCTCAATCTTGCTTAGTGCCGTATTGAACGTCTCGTCCTCTAAGAGTTCCTGTGCCTTGCGGCCAGAGCGAATTACTTGATCTGTCATGCCATTCCAGGTTGGTTGATGGTTGCCTCTCGATTCATGCTGGTGACAGCTTGAATCTCAGCGTTGCTGATTTGTGCGTTGTACTTTAACTCAATTTCATATTTCTTTAGTAGTCCATCCTGCGCCAGTTGGTCGCGCCGGAAATCATCGTCGCGGATCATCTGTTCGCGCTTGAGTTCCAACTCGGCCGCCTTCTTCTGGATATCGGCCTCGATGGACTTGGCCTGCACCTCGGCCAGCACTTGCTCTGGAGTTGGTTTCTCAGGTGGAGGCGCTGGCGGCCGGTAATCGGCGGGGATGTCATTGAAGAACTGGCTGGAGTCCTTGAAACCGCTGAGTTCCACGATCTTGCGCAAGGTGCTGGCGTACATGGACGGGCTTACCAGCGGGTTCTGAGCGCCGAGTTGCGTCAGAGCCTCCTGCTGCTTGGCGCTAATCATCATCAACGCCTGCAGGCGCTCGTTGGTGTCACCGTTACCCAGGCCGATGTTGATGCTCACGTCCATATTGGCGTTCCAGGCGCGGGGATCGATCTCCACAAACTGGTCGCGCAGGCGAATCATGCGGGGCTTGTCCTGGTGGGTCACCATCAGGAACAGGATGCCCTTAAACAGCTTCTTCATGCCCTCGGCCATCATCCGCGCCGTGAGTTCGATGCGGCCCTGGGACGCGCTGATGGTGGCGGCCACCGCAGCCTTTGTGCTGGACTGCAAGGCGTCGGCGTTCAGTCCCATCGCGGCCTTGCTCATGCCGGTGCGGTCTTCCTTGATCTGGTCGATGTAGTCCAGCATGGGAAAAGCTGCCTGCCCGACAAACGGGCTGGAGAACGGCTGCACCATACCAGGTGCGCGCATACGAATGATGGCTCCGGTCTCGTTATTCAGCACATCATCCATGTTGACCTGGCCCTCAACCACCGCAGTGCGCGGGTGGATGGACTGCGCCAGGGAGTCCAGCGTGTTGCGCAGGATCTCGGACTTGATCTCTTGGATGTCGTGCGTGATGTCGAATATGGACATCGCCTCGATGGGGGATGTGTGTGGCTCGGGGTCGCAGGGGAAATCCACGAACGGGATGTAGGACGCCGGTAGGTTGCGCACGACCTTGTAGCCGGAACCCATGCAGCAGATCTTGCGCAGCTCGGGGATGCCGTCGCCGTCGTAGTCGATGCGCTCATAAGCCTCGATGTACAGGACGCGGCGCTGCATGGGGTTGGCGCTATCGGTCTGGCCGACCGCAGTCGCCAGCGGCTGGCGTGCCAGGTACTCCTCGTTATCGTCTAGGTCGGAGGCTGTTACGTTGTCCAGCACCTCGTCCTCGTCGTAGCCCATCGCCACCAGTTCTGCAACAGTCGCCATCTTGCGGTGCGCGATCAGACTGCAGTCATCAAAGGATCGCGCTCGACGGTCAATCAGCAACTCCTCGGGCGGCACTGCCATGATCTTAATGCGACCGTCCTTGGTAACGCGCTTGAGTTGCACGTCGTGCAGCATGGGAGGCGGTGGGGGCGGCATCATCTGACCCGTTATCGGGTCAATCATTGGCTGCATGGGTGGCGCGTCGGGGTCGGGGTATGACACAATAATCTTCACCTCGGCCTGCTCCTGCATCAGTATTTGCAGAGTCTGGTCATCCAGGCCAGAAAAGTCGGTAATCTCCACCTTCTCGGAATCCTCCCACCAGAATTTCGCAATACCGCACTTCCGGACCAGCGAATCCTTGAAGATGGCGTAGGTGGTCATAAAACCGTTGTTGTCACGGTTGAACACGAAATTCGCGTAGTCGGTGGCTTGTTTGGCGTGTTCCACGTCTGCCGGTGTCTCGGGAACGTACTCGACGGTGTTCTCGCTGGAGAAAAACACCCGCATCAGGCTTGGCATCATGGCTGATACGGTGTCGCGCACCTCCATTGCCACCACCTGGGAGCGCCCGTCTTCCTCGTTTCCAAACGGGTCGCCACGGTAGTAAGCTGTCCCCATCGCCCGTACAGGAGATATATCGGAATCGATATAACTGACGGCGTCAGTCAGGTCCTGCCCGATGATCGCCTCCAGTTCGGTGTCATCCATCGGCTCTTGGGCGGCCACGTCGGTGGTCACTGGCATATCGTTCATTTCTTGTTCCTCTCGGATATTGCTTTGGCCTTGGCTCGCGCATCAGCCTTAGATGACGCGCCCCACGCTTTCAAACTCAGCAGCAAGCGCGTTGGCTCGCCGTCCTTCATCTCAGCACCTGGCATATTGCCCATTCTCGCAAGGAATGACGCCCTGCGCGGGTTATCGCCGGACTTCACTGGCGCTTTCAGATTCATGCCCTCGGCCTTGGCGCTGGCGCGTCCCTTGGCATTCAACCCGCCACTGGGACTCTTTCCCTCTTTACGCTGCCACGCTGGTGTCTTCATTTGATGCCCCAAAAATACAAGTCCCGTGGGGACTGATTTTCGCTAAATTCATGCCGTGAAAACCTCTTCACCAACAGACCAAAGTGTCCTGCTTCCAGGTTCATGTAGTAGTCATTGGTGAAAGGCGCATCAGCCGGTGATGTTCTCGTTGTCCCATGCTCCTGCCTGCCAGTGGTCGCGCAGGAAAATACGACCATACCGCCAACCCTGACCAGGTCAATCATCTTGGAGAATGTCTTGCGCCAGTGCCGATCATGCTCAAAGCACTCGCACGATATGGCAACATCAAAATGTCCATCAGCATATGGCAACTCATGCCCTGCGCAGACAATATCAACGCCCTTGCCTTCTCCTAAGTCGCAACCCACATACTCCTCAGCATTTACAAAGAAGTCACGCACGCTGCCGTTGATGTTCAATGATCCAATCTCTAAAACCCGCCCACCAACAAAAAACTCAGGGAATTGAGTCTTCACGCCACCGACAAAGTTGATCTGGGACTGGTGGCTCACTTGAACCACTCCTCTGCATAATGTGGCCTGTTCTGTAAAAGCCACGGTATAGCCGCCCTGGTCAGTGACTCACCATTCAATCCAATGGTCTGGCTGCCAATGTGATGCACATAAGACCGGCTCAGGTAATGACTGAAACCCGCCGCACGCAAGTCTTCGCAGTGGACATCATCCGAGTACCAGTTCAGTGGTGGGAACTTAAAGCAGTCCCACGCATCGCGGCCAATCCACGCGAATATGGGACTGACTACCTCCATTGGCACAATGGCGTCCTCGTAGGGATACCGAAAGTAGTTCAGCTTCTGGTCAAACGGATTGCTGCGAATGTTCTGCACCGGCCTGGCAGCATCGCACCGCGCAGAAACCCAACCCACTGGCTCTCCGGTTTCAGCCTTTAGCTGCCGGACATCCTCCACCAGTGTTTTGTAGCTGGTGGGCGTCAGGACGATATCGTCATTGGAGCAGATCACAGACTCAAAGCCATCAGCAAAGGCGCGGTCCATTACATCGTTGTAATCGTCACCAAAATTGTGCGCTGCACCAAATACTTTTAGGTCAGTGTCAAAGCCGCCAATCACTGACTCTGGACCGCGCAAGTAGACAGGCACTTCGGGGCAGTATTCAGCAATACTCGCAAGCATCACCCGCAAACCCTTGCCATGCACTGTCGAAATGCAGATCGGTGAGATCATTTCTTCTTTACTGGCTTGGCCGTCTTGGCTGCCTTGCGGAAGTCGGCTGCGCTGGGCGCTGCCTTTGTTCCAGGTTTGTTCATCTTCTCGCCGGAGCCAGCCGCGATACGTTTCTGCTTGGCGTTGATGTTTGCGTAAAGTCCAGGTTTTGCGTTCTTCATTCTTCCACCCCGCCCTCTAGTTCCGTGTCCATAGACTCTTCACTGTCTTTACGGCCATCGTTAGGGCCGCCCGTAACCCATGCATCGCACGTTCTAGTAGCCGCGCACTTGAAGTCAAAAATCTCGCAATAGCCGAGGTCAGCGAGTCGTATAGTTCCCCAAGGGTCTGCTTCATTTCCAATTCCTTTCGCAATGCAATTTTTAATCGAGTCCTGCACGTTAAACGCGGCGCAGTTACCGCAGACGCTCTTCTTCGCGTCTTCCACGCTCACGTCCCAGGTATCGGCCTTCTTCTTCCAGTAGGCCGTGTTCGGCAGTGCTGGATTCTCAGGGCCATAGGCTGCAGTGGTGATCGCCTTGGCGCGGTTCTTCAGATTCAGCACAACGTCCTGGGTAGGCATAGGGCACTTCGCCACCTCCTTCTCGGAGGTCATCATCTGGTTCATGGCAGCCTGGTACTTGCCAGGAACGTCGCGTGTCTGTGTAGCCATTACATCTTTCCCTTCATAGGCTTGGACTTGCCAGCCTCAGAGAGCGCAATGGCAATCGCCTGCTTGGGATTCTTCACGACGCGCTTGGTCATGCCCGAGTGCAATTTCCCAGACTTGTACTCGCCCATCACCTTTGCGATCTTCTTCGCGGCCTTGTCAATCTTCATGGATTCGCTCCTTCAAAAAATAAGTTGTTGGCATATGGATGACCCTTTAAATCAGGCAGCAACTAAGGCTGCGGCGCACACACCAACACGACTGGGGACTGTACAGACGGTCTAGGGCTTCTTCTCTCCCCGTCTACGGCGTAGCACCCTCACGGTCTAGCCCTCAGCCGCAATCCCCATGCGTTTAGGTTGTTGGTGGCTGGTACTGAACTCCAGCATGGGTTTGAGTGCCTACTAATCCGGTGTGACTAATTCACCGCCTTTCAGCGTCCGGCTTTGGTCTGAAGTCCTGAACTCTTTCCACGGTAGTCACCCCGCCTCCAGTTTCACAACAACAGTTCAACCTTCCCACTTGCACAACTCTGCGCATCAGCCTGCGCATTCACCAACACGGCTGGGGACTGCTGTTGACCAACTCATTTCTGCCTGTGCAGGTGTTCGTCATGCTTCGCAATCCCCATGCGTGTTAGCGCATAGGCCCAATTATGCAACGCGAGCAAGGTTACGGCGCAGCGGCTTGCTCCACGACACTTTCGCACCACCGAATGCACCTATCACCGCGTCTGATGCAAACGTCAGGCAAAAGGCGTCGGCACGGTCAGGACTTGGGAATCCGCGTTTCCTGATCTCGTCTTTACCCTCTATCTGAATCTTTCCGCTGGACGTGAACGAATACCGCACGATGGCCAACTCTGCCACCAGCGCCTCATCTTTAGGCATCTTGCAGTCCCGCCCCTCCAGCCAGGCTTTGGCCTTGTGCCATAGCTCGGCTTTCAGGTTCCGGTAGGTCGCGCCCATCGCTGGACTCTCAGACACGTTGATGCCGCGACAAGGCAGATTCAGTTCCCGCAGCCTGTCAACCACTCCCGCGCCCAGGCCGATGCTATCCACCAGGATCTCGGTAGGTCGCTCGGACGGTGGCAGGGACTCGTACTCTGAGACCACTGCGCCGGTGAGTTGCATCAGGTCCAGATTCTTCCAGGTCTTGATTGGCTCGGTCACGGCGTTCCCCTTGCGCTTGCAGAGCGCCGACCTATCACTTCCAAACCGCGCAACGTCCAGACCCCAGACCATTGGCGCTGACCCGCTAGGCTCAACATCTCGCTGCTGCGCCATCTCCAGCAACTCCATAGGGATGACAGTATCGTCATCTGATCGCGGAAACTCGCCTAGCACCCTGATCCGGTAGGCGTTGCTCTCCTCGCCGTAGCGTGCCGCCATCTCGCCAAGGTACGCCTCTGAGACGCGGGGAGAGTCGGCGCAGGACACCTTCATGGTGATCCAGTCATCCTTGAGCCGGTTGTGGGTGTCGTAGAAGAAACCGGTACTGCGCACCGGATTCCCCAGCAATAGCGTCACCGCCTTGTGACCCGACATAGAACCGGCTGCGGCCTCAAACACCGCCTCGGGGATGCCGGACGCCTCGTCTGCCACCAGCATGACGTTGTCACTGTGAACCCCTTGGAGCGCTTCTGGTTGCTCGGCTCGGCTTGTCCTGGCCGAGATGAACGCCTCGTTGGGCGCTTCCTTCACCTCGACCCTGTCCTGCTTGACGTCCAACTGGTCTGCCAGCATGGGAGGTAGCTGCTTCACCCACCGCTTTAGTTCCGCGAACAGCGCATCGTAAAGCTGGCTTGACGTTGGCGCTGTAACGACAATCTTGACAGGGAACCGCAGGAACAGATACCAGAGCATTGCCCAGGCGCTGGCGGTTGACTTGCCCACTCCGTGGCCGGAGCGTACGCTAATGCGTCGGTTTCCCTTAGCAATGTGATTCAGAAATTCTACTTGCCAAGTGTCAGGCTCGGTGTTCAGCACCTCCCTGACAAACAGCACGGGGTCGTTCCGGTAGCGCAATGCGAACTCAATAAACGGGTTCTCGGGAACTTCCAAATTTTTTTTTGTAGCCATAGTGCGCAATCAGGTGGGGGGTAGGGGGTCAGGCAAGGTGCGGGTCAGGGGAAACGTGCGTTCGTAACTCGGTAGGTGTTTAGGTACTGCCACAACCGCCCCGCCGCCACGGCCAGACGGGGGGGGGGGTCGGACGCCGGACTGCCAGATTAGTTCGTGCAGCGAACAAACGATCTGTAGCCTGTGGATAACTCAGCACGCTGCGCGTCCCCTCTGACGCTTGGCTATGGTGCGCGTAACCCGTTGATTCCATTGATGATTATGCTGATTGTCAGCACTAATCCCACAATGTGTATTTGATACAGTGTCCATTATGTGAAGTTAGAACGGGTGTTTATGGGTGTTTATGCTTAATATTTGAGCAAATGCACTCATTCTGTGGATAACTTTGACATCTGGTCTGTGGATAACTGCTCAACCACTTCGACGTGGCGCAGCGCTTCCATGCGTAAACCCTGGATGGAAATGTTCACCGACTGCGCTTTGTCAGTGCCGTACGTCTTCCGATCCCAGCGCTCGGCCAGCCACTGGCGCGTCCGGATGCGCTGCACGTCGCGCTGGCCGTTGTCCACGTCCATGCCATCCGCAATGGTGAGTGTCTCGCAGGCGAGATGCGAGGCCGCTTCCACCCGCGCGCGCGTTATTTTAGCCTCATAGTCGTTATCTTCGATCCACGTATCGAGCGCACGCCGTCCGACGCCTAGGCCACGGCATATGTCTGCCTTGCTGCGCCCTTCCTCAAACATCGACAGGATCAACTCGTCATCGATGTCCTCCAGCAGCGCGATATCGGCTCTAACTTTCGGATTCCCAGGCATTAGATGACCCTCCAAGCGTTTTTCGTTGTGGCAAGCACCCTACGCACCACCTTGTCCCATAAATCACGTCCTGCGCTCATTCTTAGCCCTTTCTGCTGCCTTTGTGTCGAATAACTTGCCGCCCTTGAACGGTTTGCTGATATCGATGTCGTTCTCCATCTCCTCAAACCCGCTGGAGCCTTGCGGCGTCACGGGAACCATTGTCGTACCTGGAATCGCTGCCTTGATCTCGCGTACCTGAGTCAGCGTCGGACCCGTCATCACTACCTCGAGTTCCGCGAGTGTCCAGATCGAGCGTAAGCCTGGCTCCTTGCGGAACTGCTCGTACCAGGTCGCCATCTGCTTGTCCCTGACGATCACCATCAGGCTCCCGTCGGCCATCCGGTGTTCCATGCAATCGATTTTAGGCATCTGCTCAATGCCTGACTCAACCGCCCACCTGGTGAGCGCCTTGTAGGCCGCGATCATTCCCTTGATGGCTTTCTCTAACCTTTCCTCATCACGCGCCTGGCTGGCCTCCCAGATGCGCTCCCGCTGCGCGTTGAACTTTCTGCGGAACTCGGCATCCACCAGGTCAATCACTCGGTCAATGCCCCAAATCTTCTCATGGTCCATCTTCGCTGTTTCCATATCCACCATGAGCGAATGCTGAAATACCTTGAACGGGTCAGACGGGAACTCATCCCTATCCGTAAGTTTCTTCGTAGCCATCCTCAACTCCTCATCTAGTCAACTTCACCATCACCAATTCCGAGATAGTCAACCTAGGCAACTTACTTCTTGCATTAAGCAAGAAGTTGTAAGTTGACTAGGTTTTTATCTATTTCTGTGCAACTTGCAGCATAGGCAACTGCCTATATTCCACTGAGTTGCCTATATATTCCCAACATAAGTACATAGGCAACTGCCTATATTTACATAGTCAACTTCGCAAGTTGCCTATCAAACTGATGCCACAAACGGCTCATCTTTGTCACCATCGTGGTAAATAACCCAGCAGTAATTCGCTACATCCGTCTCGTGATACCCGACCAGCTTCTTGGCAAACATCGCCTTCTTGCCGCGGTAAAAGTCGCTGTCGATTGACTTACTGTCACCCTTCAGCTTGGCAAATGCCTCCT